CCACTTTTTGATAATATACCATATCTACTATCACTTGATATAGTAGCTAAATTAACTGTTTCAGCTGATGACATAAACGAAAAGCCAGATCGTCTATTTTTAAGATAACACATACCGTAACATCTTTTATCAGCTTTACACGCTTCCCAGAATATAAAAAATATTCTATTAGCTTCTCTAAAATCAGGAGCACCTACATCTATTTTACTCCATTGTAAATACATATAGTGACTACCTGTTATGTATGTTGGTTTACCGTTATTATTAAACCAAAAACCCTCGTCTCTTCGTTTAAACTCTTCGTCTATATAGTCAAACCACTTATCTTTAGCTTCTTCTGGATATGATCTCCAGTCAAATATATTTTTTAATTTAGATAATTCTTTTGGATATTCTATCCTTTGCCATTTGCGCTTGGCATGCACGTACAAGTCGGCTGGCATTTTTGGTAACGCAATTCGTAAACCTTGCACTTCAATGATTTCGCCAATTGTTCCAGTTTTTGATATAACGATAATATCGTTTTCTTTATTATATCCATATTTCCATTTTTTACCCCTGTTCATACGAGTTATAGTCGTACGTTTAACAGGTTCGATTATTTTAACTAATGATTGTTCGTAACTCATCTTGATCTTCCTTCTGCAAAGCCTTTAAACACTTTATTTTGTTTTTCAACTTCTTTACCATCAAGTATGTTTTCTTCTTCTTGTATTCTATTTAATATTTCAAACGCATCAAATATAGCTAGTTTTTTTGTAGCTGCAGCGTTTTTTAATCTATCAGCACTAACATCATCTTCTGTGTTAGTTATTATTTT